CCGGCTCCGAGCGGGACCAACCCTCCACCAACACATCGAAAGACGAGGAAGACATGGACAAGGTCCAGTTTGACGCGCTTTCCCAGAAGGTTGACGCCCTCTCGGAGAGCATGAAGCCCGATGCCCTGGCCACGGCAATCGGCAACGCGGTCGCGGCGGCTATGAAGCCGATCAACGACCAGCTGGAGGCCCAGGCCAACAGCGCCAAGGCGACGGAAGAAGCGGAGCTGAAGACTCTCCGGGAGAAGATCGTCGCCGGCAATATCATGGACGAGGCCGCCGCCGGCGAACTCACCTTGAACGCCGCTCGCGCCCTGGCCCCCAAGGCCGAGCCCGGCAAGGCCGCAACCATCGCCAACAGCGGCTTCAAGCTGCCGACCGGCGACGCCAAGCCCAGCTTCAAGCTGCCGGCCGCCGCCAAGAAGGAGGGCTGATCCATGGCCCGCTTCAACAAAATCTACGCAGGCCCGGTCGATCAGCCGAAGCCCCAGGTCCAGGAGCGCATCTGCGACACCTCGGTCCTGCCCGGCACGCTGGTGGTCGAGTCCGGAACGAAGTTCGCACCGGCCGGCGCCAACTCGGGCGAGAAGCTCTACGTCGTCCAGGACAACTATCTGGCGCTGAAGGGCGTCGATGACGCCTGGCCTGCGGGCGACACCATCATCGGTATGGAACTGCTGGATGACCAGTTCTTCAACGTCCGCGTGCCGACCGGAGTCAACGTCGCTCGCGGCGCCAAGCTGACCAGCAACGCGGCCGCCAAGCTGGCGCTGGCCACCACGGGGCAGAACATCGCCTTGGTCGCCGAGGAGGCCTTCAACAACAACACCGGTTCCGACCAGCTCGTGCGTGCGCGCGTGGCCCGTCGCAACACGGCCGTCGCCTAAGGAGGGGTCGGACCATGCGTTACTTCGACGAACAGCTCGTCGCCAACTCGCGTCCGCACCAGCAATGGTGGGGCGAACTGAGCGTGGCGCGCGAGCACTTCCACCGGGTCGAGGACGGTCACGCCGCCCTCTACGGCGAGATGGCCGGCGTCGCGAACGCCGCAGCCGTCCTGCCGCGCGACGCCTGGCTGGAGCTGGACGGCATCACGACCCGCGTCATGCGCGACGACGGCGGCCAGCCCTTCATGCGCGACCTGATGGCCCTGGCCAAGCCGGTCAACATCGGCACCATGGCTCACCTGACCCGCGTCGCCTCGGACACCAACAACCCGGTCGTCCGCTCGCTGTCGGGCCAGGTTCCGGTCGCGATGGACAAGACGACCTACGACTATCGCGGGACCGTCGTGCCCATCTTCTCGGACGGCTATGGCCGGGAATGGCGCGAGTGGAACACCCTGCAGGCCGCCAACTTCGACGCCCTGGCTGACGATCAGGAAGGCGCGCTGGACAAGATCAATCGCAACATGGCGGACTATGCGCTGGACGGCGATTCCACGATCAAGTTCCAGGGCTACACCGCCTATGGCGTCCGCAACTCGCCGCTGACGAAGCTGATCAACCTCGGCTCGGCTGCCGGCGGGGCGAACATCGACCTGACGACCGCCACACCGGACGAACTGGAAGCGTTCTTCGTGGGGCCGTTCGGCGCCATGCTGGACGCCAACCTGATCACCGAGGCCGTCAACCTCTACATCTCGCCGGACATCGCTCGTTCGTGGGACCGCTCCTATTCCACGGCGGAAGGGTTCAAGACCGGCACCATCCGCGAGTTCGTGGGCCGTAACCGACGCATCGCCAAGATCGAAGTGACGCACAAGCTGTCGGGCAACCAGTTCTTCGGCTTCGTGCCGAATGCTCGGTATGTTCGCCCGCTGATCGGCATGGCGGTCAACACCACGGCGATCACGCGGCTCAATCCTACTGATAATTATCAGTTTCTTGTAATGGGAGCCATGGGCATCGAAGTCCGCGGTGACTATGCGGGCAAGAGCGGCGTGTTCGCATCCACGGTCATCAACTGATCCGGATAGATCATTCCAGCCAGGCCCAAGCCTGACGCTTCCGAACCCGGCGGATCGTTTCTGGATCAACGCCATACTTGGCGGCCAGATCGATCTGCCGGGCCTTGGAGTCGCGGATTTCTTTTACAGCGTCTTCGGTCAGCTTCGCGGCGTGCTGATCCTCCCCTCGGCATCGCGTTCCCTGCTCTACAGAGTCCGCGATGTTCTCTCGCTGCGTCGCCCATCGTAAGTGTCGCGGGTTGACGCAGCCCTCATGTCCCTTGCCGCAGGAATGCGCCGCGCCATGGTCATGGGTCGGTGCTTCACCACATGCTAGGCTGCACATCACGCTGGACGCGTGGGTTGTCCGTCCTTCGAAGACGACAGCGGCGTACCCGTTCGGAAAACGAGCGAACGGCCAAATCAGGCAGGCTTCACCCTCATGGGCGACATACTGATCGAGCCACGCGCGTGGCTCGCCTTGGGCCGCCTTCCCCGCCAGCGGATCGCCGTGGGTCCGAAGGCGATGATAGTGATTACGGCAGTAGCGGCGCGCGTAATGCGACTTGCCGCATCCATCGACAGAACATAGGGCTCTGGTAGCCATTCGCTGATCCTCCACGATCGCGTTGGTTAGGGCCGGATGACGGTGTTAGCGCACCTCTCCGGCCCGCTCAGTATGCCCCAAACCCGCACTAGAAGCAGCCGGAAACGGCGTTTGGCAGACTGAAAGGAAAGAGCAATGCGCATCACCATCACCAAGGGCGGCATCTACGGCGCTGATGGCAAGGAAGTCCCGGTCGGCACCGAACTGACTGTGGCTGACCACGACGACGACACCCCGCACCCCTGGGCTGGTCGCTTCGAGGTCATCTCGGGCGGCGATGAGGCCAAGGCCAAGGGCGGCAAGAAGACCCCCGTCACCAATCCAGCCAAATACGAGGCCAAGGCCAAGGGCGACGAGTGGTTCATCTTCGACGCCGGCGGCAAGGAACAGGGCGGCGCCCTGCCCGAGAAGGACGCCGAGGACTTCAACGGCCTGTCGGACGAACTGAAGGTTGCCTTCGTCGCCGAACACACGAAGGCCTGACCAGTGAGTGGTTACGGATCAGATCAAGGGTTCACCGAGTGGGCGGCCGAGAACGGCTATTCCACATCGACCGGAGACCTGACCGTAGCCCAGCTGCGCCAGCGGGCCAGCGACTATCTCGACGGCCTCTACGGTGCCCGGTTCCGCGGCGAGCCGACCGGCGGCATCGACCAAGAGCGCGCCTGGCCCCGGATCAACGCGACGGCGTGGAAGACACCCGTCGCCGCCGACGTGATCCCGCGCAACGTCATCATCGCTAGCTATCACGCGGCCATCCAGGAGAGCGCCAACCCTGGCAGCCTGTCCGTTGGCGTCACAGCCGCCGGCGCCGTGAAGCGCGAGCGCATCGAAGGCGCTGTGGACACCGAGTATTTCGAAGGATCCGGCGATGTCGCCGCCGACGCCACTGTCAGGCTGAGCGCCGTTGAAGGCTTGCTCGCCCCGTTCCTGATGTCAGAAGTTGCCGCCGCTGGCCTGGGCCTTTGGTCCGTCGGCTGATGCCCAAGTTCGACTACGGCCGCCCGCTGGCGACGGTAAACCGGCTGTTTGATCGTTATGGCCAGCGCGGCGCGATCCGGCGCACGGTCCCCGGCACAGGCCCCAAGTACGACCCAGGCCCTTCCACATATTCCGACGATCCGGCCGATATGGTCGTCACCGACTTCAGCAGCCGCGAGATCGACGGCACCCGCATTCTGGCGACCGACAAGAAGATCATGGTCGCGCCCGGCACGCTGACCACGGCGCCCGCACTTTCCGACAAGGTGGTCCAGGCCGACGGAACGGTCTACAACATCGTTCCGCCGATCCAGACGAAGCGCCCGGCAGGGACGACGCTGGTCTACATCCTTCAGGGCCGCCGATGACCACGAAGAACTCTGTGATGCTGGCGACCGCCACGCTGCAGGACATCATCAGCAAGGGTAAGGCGATGAGCGCGTGCGCGATGCGCGAGGACGGCGCCGGACCCCGCGAAGCGCTCCGCAACGACGCCCACGCCCTGCTGGACGCCTATCTCGACCACATGGCTGACGCCGGCACCCACGCCCGAGCCATCATTCCGGATTGATCCATGGCCACCACCCGCGCGAACCGGCAGGTCTATGCCGACCTGTTGGCTCGCTATGGTGTGGCGGTCGCTGACGCGTTCTTCCGGGCGCTGGACAGCCTTCGGGCCGGGGTTGAGCTACAGCGGGTTACAGCGGCTCTCCAGAACGGCGACATCGACGCGGCGCTGGAAGCCCTCCACATCGACCCGGAAGCGCTGAACGAGATCGCCGAGCGCGCCAAGCAGGCTCATGACGAGGCCGGCAAGGTGACTGCGTCCGCCATACCGAAGCGGAAGCCAGACGGAACTGCACTGATCGTGCGCTTCGATGGGCGAAACCCTGAGGCAGAGGCGTGGGTTTCGCGCCATTCGTCGGATCTAATTACGCGCATCACGACGGAGCAGCGCGATCTGGTCCGCGCCACCCTCACCGAAAGCATGCGCCGAGGCGCAAACCCTCGGCAGGCCGCGTTAGACATCGTCGGGAAGGTGAACAGGGCAACCGGCAAAAGAGAAGGGGGCATTCTCGGCCTGTCGAAACCCCAGGCGGAATATGTCGCTTCGGCGCGAACCGAACTGGCCAGCACCGACCGCGCCTCTCTTGAAAACTATCTGGGCCGGGGGCGGCGCAACAAGCAGTACGACGGACACGTCCGACGGGCGTTGAAGACGGGCAAGCCGATCCCCGCCGAGGCCGCAACCCGGATGATCCGCGACTATGAACGTTCGCTACTGAAGCAGCGAGGCGAGCTCATCGGGCTGCACGAGACCTTTGCGGCCATGGAGCAAGGAAAGCAGGAGGCCTACAGGCAGGCGGTCGCGTCGGGCAAGATCGCCGAGGCCACCGTCACCAAAACTTGGCGAGCGCTGAGCGTCCGCAACTATCGACACCAACACCGGGCCATCAACGGGCAGAAGGTCGGGCTCAACGGACTATTCGTGCTGCCCGATGGCACGACCATGAAGCACCCCCACGACAAAGACGCCCCGGTCAGCCACACGGCCGGATGCCGGTGCCAAACTGACTATTCAGTCGATTTCTACGCGGCGTTGCGGTAAAAATGACGGGCCGACGAGGTGTTACCAGCACCTACATCGGCCCTAACCGAAACGACCGTAGGAGGGTCGAATGGCTGAGCATCGGATATGCTCTGTTGAAGGCTGTGAGAAGCCCTATCTCAGCAAGGGCTTGTGCAACGCCCATTACATCCGTCAGCGGAAACACGGGTCGCCAAGCGGCGGCGCCTATCCGACTAACAATTCAGGTCCATGCAGCGTCGAGAGTTGCGAGACGAAAGCGTGGTCGCTCGGCTATTGCCGGAAGCACTACAACCGCCTGAAGCGAAATGGCGATCCTTTGGCCGGCATCGCTTTTCATGGCGAGCAGGCCGCTTTTCTACGGCATGCCGCATCGGCAACCGCTGAAACATGCATTCTCTGGCCCTTCGCAATAGCGTCCAACGGGTACGGAGTGACGGGCTCCGGGCCGTCTAGGGGAGCGCACCGGGCGGCCTGCATTATCGCTCACGGAAGCCCGCCAAGCCCGGATCACGAAGCTGCGCACTCGTGCAACGTCAGGAGTTGCGTCAACGGCAAGCACCTTCGCTGGGCGACGGTTGAGGAGAACATGGCCGACAAGATCGGACATGACACCCACCTTCGCGGCGAACGGAACCACCAAGCCAAGCTGACGGAAGCCGATGTTCTGGCGATCCGGACGATGGAAGGCCGGTTCATCTTGCGAGAGGTGTCGGAACGCTACGGCGTTTCGATCTGCACTGTTCACCGAATCTGGCGTGGGGAGGCATGGACATGGCTCAAGGAAGCTTCTCCAGCGCCGTAACCGCATGGGTCCGCGAGACGAAGGAACGGGCCGTCGCCGTCCGAAACGGCAGCACCCAGGCGATCATCGAGATCATGCAGGAGCCGGGGCCGTCTCGCGCCACCACGGCTGCCGCAGTCTCCACGGGGGCTGGTCTCGGCAAGGTGAAGAAGGACGGAAGCCGGGGCGTCAGCAAACGCGCCTTCGGCCCCGTAGCGGCATCGGGCGGCGCCGGGCGCTTGCCCGTCGATACGGGCTTCCTCAGGGCGTCCCTTCAGGTCTCCATCGGAGAGACGATCCCTGCCCTCGTTGAGACGCCCAATGATGGTTCGTTCAGCTGGGATTCGGGAGAGGTCACCCTCGCCCTTGAAGGCGCGGAACTGAGCGACACGGTAATCGCGGTCTACACGGCAGCCTACGCCCGCAGGATCGAATACGGCTTCAAGGGCAAGGACGAGAAGGGGCGGACCTACAACCAAGCCGGAACGCGGTTTGTCGCCCTGGCAGCGCAGAGGTGGCCACAAGTGGTCGCACAGGAATGCGCGAAAGCTCAAGCAGCGGTCACAGCCCAGAACAAGGGATAGAATATGGCCGATCCCGCCATCGTCGCCGACCTGCTTCTGGCTCGCGCCGCGCTGATGGAGACCGAAGGGCCAGCCCTGCCGGTCGCAATGCCTGACGTGGCTTTCCAACCGCCCGTCGATGGCCAAGGCGGCGCCCTGCCCTATCTTCGCGTCGAGGTCTTCTCCAACCAGCCCGCATGGGAAGGCCTGTCGTCAGGCCGCATCGACCAAGGGCTTCTGCAGGTCACCGTCGTTTGGCCCGAGGGCGAAGGCATCGTCGCCGCCCGCCGCGCCGCCGCAGATGTCATGGCCCACTTCCACAAGGGGCTGCGCCTTTTCGGCCCAGCCAACCGCGTCACCGTCAACAAAGAGCCTTGGGCCGCATCGCCGATCACAGAGGCAGCTGAGACGCTGACGCCCATCACCATCAGTTGGACGGCTGTCTGAGCCTTGACCTTCTGATCGGCACGCTCCATTCTCGCCTCTCGGTGTTACGGCGAGAGTTCACCCGATCAACCTCGCGCCCCAGAAATGTGGTTCTTGGCAGGCATGGCGAGGCCCGGCGAGGCGTGGTTTGGCAAGCCGAGGTGTGGCTAGGCAGGCGTGGCTTGGCATGTCGGGGTCCGGCGTGTCACGGCAAGCCTAGGCAGGCTGACCAATAGGGCGATCCTTCGGGGTCGCCCTTTCCATATCTGATTACCGATATCGGACCCGGCGCCGCCGGACGATGCCCTCTCGCCGCGTGGGCTGCGGACCCCCAAACATCAAAGGAGAGACAGATGGCCATTGGCACGTCTGAAGGGTCAACCGTGTTCATTGGACCGACGACCTCCGCAACCACCCTAGCCGCGCTCAAGGCCCTGACGGGTTGGGTTGAGATCGGCAGCGTCGAATCCATCGGCGAGTTCGGCCCCCAGGCGCAGGACGTGAGTTTCACGCCGCTGAAGGGACCGAGCGTTCAGCACCTCAAGGGCGCGATCGACAACGGCACTCTGCCGATCGTCTACGCCCACGACCCGCTGGATGCCGGTCAGATCGCCCTGCGCGCCGCCTCCGGGACGAAATACGAGTTCGCGGTGAAGATCGTGCTGGCTGACGAAGCCGATGAAAACGACAAGCCAACGACTTTTTATGCTCGCGGTCCCGTCTTCGGGAACCGAACCAATGTCGGCGGCGCAAACGACGTCAGGAAAAGAACGAGCTCCATCGGTCTGAACGTCTTCGAAGAAGAGCCCGGCACGGCCGTCACCTAAGGCGCGTCCCTCCCCTCAACTTAACGGCCGGGTCGCGCCCGCGCCGTCCTTTTCCCAAGGACACCTCTATGAGCCTCGCATCCCTCAACTTCGCCACGGCCGCCAACGAAGGTCGCGTTCTGACGGTGCTTCATCCGATCGAGCGCACCACGCTGTTGGGAGCCGACGGCAAACCCGTCACCATCACCTTGTTGGGCAAGGACTCCGACGCCTTCGTGGCGGCCGAGAACGCCGCTCGCAACCGAGCTGTCGAGCAGGTCACTAGCGGGGCCAAGTTCAGCGCCGCCGCCTCCGACGAGGAAGCCGCTTCCAGCCTAGCCCGCGCCACGACCGGATGGTCCGGTGTTGTGCAGGGTTGGATCGATGGAACCGACGACGAGACGCCAGCGAAGTTCTCGGTCGAGAACGCCCGCAAACTCTATCTGAACCGGGGCGTGAAATGGCTTCGGGATCAAGCCGACCGCTTTGTCGGAGACCGGGCGAATTTTTTGCCAGCCTCGCCGACGAACTGATCGAGTTCGTCGAGGCCGTCGCAGGCGGCGTCGATCAAAGGCGCCGCCCTCCGCTGCCAGCCGCTCTTGCTCACGTCTGGTTCGCGTTCGTCGATCTCCAGGCCACCCGAGAGCGCGGCATGGCCGTTGGGCCTATTCAGTGGCGCGAGATTGAGGCCTACGACGCCGCCACCTTCGCTTGTCTCTCAGCCTTCGACAAAAGGCTGATCCGGAGATGCGACGACGCCGCAGAGGTCATTCGGCTGGGGATCAAACCGAAGCCGACCAGCGTGAGCAGCATGAAGGCCAACCTTCGAGCGGCCATCGCCGCACGCAAGGCTCGCCAAGGTCAGGGTGACTTGTCGTCGGGAGCGTGACACCCTCCGAATCCTTCGGAGGGTGGCTATGACAAAACTACTGCGAGCTACGGTCGTGTTGCTGGCCTTTGGCACGTTGAGCTGCGAAGCGCCGCCACCCCGCGAGGAGGTCACGATGACCTATAAGGTGACCGGCGCAGCCAAAAGCGCCTCCATAACGATCCTGAACGAGCAAGGCGGAACCGAGCAGCACGACTTCAAGGTGCCGGTGAACTATCCGATCCGAGTATATCCCGGAGCTTTCGTCTCAATCATCGCTCAGAACATGGGATCCGGCGATATGGCGTGCGATCTCGAAGTAGAAGGCGTATCGTTCCGGCACGCGAAATCCACTGCGCAATTCGGCGTGGTCACATGCTCCGGCAATGTTCCGGAGCCCTCAGCGCGATAGTCCCCGCTCAACCAATCTTCGTATGGCTTCAGAACGAGTGGGTATGTCCTCCTGCGTCCGTCGCCAGTCATCAATGGCCTTCGCAAGCTCGTCGGAAAGGCGCAGCTGCACCAGCTGGGGAAGGGTAACTGCTCTAGCCATGCATTTCGTGTAATACACCACTTGACGGCGGTCAACGCTTTCACGTATTACATGAATACGGCCCGACGAGAGGCGGCAACCTCAATCGTCGGGCCTGACCAGAGCAACCGATCTATGGAGGATCGTTCACAATGGCTTCCGCAGCCTATAGCACGCCTGCCCGGCTGAACCCAACCTGGGTGCCCGCCCCCTACCCGCTCGGCGATCTCGCCCGCTTCTTCAGCGGTCGCGGAAATGCCCCGGCCATCGCGTCCAATGTCCCAGCCCGTCCGGCTCCCGCAGCGGAGTTGGTCGCATGCTGAGCCGCCGTTCGATCTTCGGCGCATCAGCCGCAGCAGTCGCCGTCGCGGCGATGCCCATGGCCGTTGCCGCTCTACCCGCTCCGCTGTCCGCTACCGAGGCCAACACCTATGCTGAGCGCGAAAGCGCAGCCATCAACGCTATTGTTGCTCGACTGAACGCCGGCCAATATTCCGAAGATGTATGGGACGCCTGGGCCGACAGAGACGCGCGGTTCCACGCCTGGGCCGAAAGTCTGCCCCTGGCCCCTGAGTTCGCCAGAGCCAAGGCTATCGCATTCCGCACGATCTATGCTCGCAATGGCGGCCTAGACGAGTTTCTGGACGACAGCGCGACCACGGATAACCGCCTCGCGCTTCAAGTCATCAAGTGCATCCTCAACGGAGGGCTGAACTGACGCCCTTGTCGAACCACCATGTTTGTGAGACGGCCGGGCTATTATTCAGCGCGAACAGAGATAGAACATTTCATTAATGCTCCACCGGTTTGGCGGGTTGGCTGTCGAAATGCTCTCGACCCAGCCAGTCAGGGAAGTAGGGCTGAACCAATCCCCGCAAGGGGTTCCGCCCCACTACGGCGGCACACGCGGCAGGCCAGCTACTTTCGACGGGAACTGGCCTGCCGCGCTCACATCAGCCTCGACGGACCTGTAGTGGCGGCACGTCTTGGCGAACGGAGACGAGCGTTTATGCGACGCACACCAAAAGTCCAGACCGAACCGAAACCCGCCAAGGCCTTCAAGCCGAAGGCATCACAGCCGCCCACCATCATTGTGGCGGCAAATGAGGGTCACGAACCCTCTCCCGCGAACCTCGTCGTCTTGCCCTTCCATGGCGATGAGATCGTGACCTTCCAGGCAGACGATGGCCCTCGCGTTGCTATGCGGCGGATCGTCGAAAACATGGGGCTCGATTGGAGCAGCCAGCACAAAAAGCTGGTCGATCAAGGGCAGAAGTTCACGTGTGGCGATATCACCACGCGTGACAGCCTCGGACGCCTTCAGTCCATGACAACGATGCCCGTCGCCAAGCTCGCGCTATGGCTAGCGACCATCAACCCCAACAAAGTCCGCGCGGACTTGCGCGACAAAGTCGAACTCTATCAGGCAGAATCGGCCGTCGCCCTTCACGACTACTGGACCAAAGGCGTCGCCATGCGCGGCGATCTCGACGGTATCGTGACAGGCCTCGATCCCAAGGTGGCTTCGCAGATCGGCGGCATCATCAAGGGCATCGTGCACAACCAGTTGTCGGTCATCCTGCCTCAGTTGATCCAGGCTGAGGTCACCTCTCACCAATACGTCGGGGTTCGCGGCCTCACGGCAGGCGAAGTGCTCGACATGGCTGGCTTCACCAACCGAAAGGGTCTTCGCGGCCTCGCTGGCTGGGCATCCAGTCAGTTGCGCAGGTTCCACGCCGCTAAAGGGACGGCATCGCCCCTGGCCACCCTGGGCCGTTCTACGGCCTACGTGTTTGACAGGGCTCTCTCGCGGGAGTGGCTGGATGTCGGCGGGCGCCAAGCGATTGAAATGAAGATCGCTGAGCGGCGCGGCCAGACGGTCATGAAGCTGGTGCGGACATGATGCAGCACATCGATACCGCGCCAAGGGACGGCACGGCGGTGCTGCTCTACATGCCGAGCGTTGAGTCCCCCAAGAAACCGCACAACAACGCTCGACCGTATATGTGGCCAGAACGTTTTGCAGTCGGAAGGTGGTTTGAAGACCGGAGCGGCAGTCCCCGCATCGGATACTGGTCTACGCACATAAAGGGCGGCGATAGCATCGAGCGACCCGTCACCCATTGGCAAGAGTTGATCGCGCCGGAAGGCTGATCAACCACAGGGCGATCCTCCGGGGTCGCCCTTTCCAATTCAGGAGATCGTTATGCGGACGATCTATGGACAGCCCGCGTATGACCCACGCTGTGATGCAGCCATGAAACCGCTCGCAATCGATTTGTCAGGTTTTTGTCCAGGTGGGCTTGGCACCGAGTTTGCTCATGACGAGATCGTCGAGTGCTTTCTTGCTGGCCTCGATCATGGCCTGGCGCACTTGGGAATACGGGCCGAACGTTCGACCGCATCCGGTGCACGAGATGATTTCGTCGTCATCGGGCGTGCGGTCTACCGGCCCCATGACGGTTTGACCGCAGTCGTTGCATTTGAAGGTGATGCGGTCGGTCACTAGTCGCTCTCCCGTGAGGGTTGCGACCCTGCCCTACGGTTTTTGCGCCGTCACCCCGAACACATCGTGAATCCACGGAGGCGCTATGAGCGATCTCGCATTACTCGGCATGCGCTTCGAAACGCATGGGGCCGAAGCCGCCGAGCGCCATCTCGACGCAATCACCGACAAGTCCGAGCGAGCCGAGCGCGCGACTGACTCGTTGTCGGACGGGTTCGGCCGGGCCGGAACGGCGACCGGACACATGGATGAGCAACTGATCCGCTCGATAAAGTCGCAGGAGGAGGCAATCCGCCACGCCAAGAACCTCGGCGGCGCGCTGGGTAATCTCGCCGGTGATGCCGCAACGGGAGGGGCATCCTTGGATAGCATGGCGACCAACGGCGCACGTGCCGCGACCTCCCTGATCGGGCTGGGTAGCGGCGCTGTCGTTGCTGCGGGGGCGGTTAGCCTGCTGGTGGGGACTATCGGCGTCGGTGTCGCAGCCTGGCTAGATGCCGAGAAGACGTTGGTCACGCTGGATCGCGCCGCATCCGGGCTTGGTCGCACGGCCGGCCTAACCGGCGTCGAGTTGCAGCGTCTCGCCATCGCCGCCGCCGACCAGGGCAACATTTCCGTGCGGTCAGCCGAGGAACAGGCGGCGGCCTATATCAGCACCGGGCGGATCGGCAGCGAGATGATCTCTCAACTCATCGCGGACTCCAAAGACCTCGCCGCCTTCCTCGGCAAAGACCTGCCGGACGCCACGACCTTCCTCGCCAAATCGATGGAAGACCCGGCAAAGGCGGCGGAAGACATGACGCGGCAGTTCGGCCTGCTGACCCAGGCGCAGATCGAAGAGATCAAGAAAGCGCAGGAGGCCGGAGACGCTTATCGCGCCCAGAAAATCCTGATGGATGCGCTGTCTGGCGCGGCCGAGGGGCATGCGGGCAAGGTGGGCGTTATGACGTCCGCGTGGGACGCATTGGCTAAAGCTGCTCAAGACGCCTGGAGTTGGATGGGAAGAGCCCTCTATCTCGACGAGAATGAGAAGCTCGAAAAGATCATGTCGCGGCGCCAGCGGTATGAGACGGCCCTTCAGCAAAACGGTTCTCGGGGGCTCACTACAGGTCTAGCCCGCGTCCAATACGAACAAGACACGCAGGCCATGTCTGACATCTTGGGCGCTCGCTCCCGCCGAGAAGCGTCCGATGCGCGTGCCGTAGCCAACCAGCAGGCTCAAATCCGCGCCGATGCAGCCACCACGCGCACCGCCCGCACCCGAACCGGAGGCAGCGGGCTATCTCAGGGCGACCGCGACCAAGCCAACCTCATTCGTCAATCTCAACAGTTGATCGAACAGCTTGAACGAGAAGCACAAACCTACGGACTGACCTGGGAACAGCTGGCCCGCTATAATGCCGAGAAGCAAATCGCCGAGTTGGCGAGCGGCGGGTTTACCGCGCAAGAAACGCAGCTGGCGGCAGCCATTCGCGAGGCCACCGAAGCGATGATCGCGCATCGGAAGGTCGTTGACGGCGAGAAACTGGACGCTCTGCCCCGCGTCGATATCCGTCCGCTGGATGTTCCGGAGATCAAGCTTGTTGATGAGCTCCAACTCGCCGCCAATGAGCTGCGGCTCGTCAACGATCTGGCTCGGGATGCGGGCTACGGAATGGCCGAAGCATTTGGCGCCTCTGGATCGGCGCTCGCTGGGCTGCTGGTTACCGCAACAGACTATCAGTCCCGTCTGGTGGACATAAAGCTTGCAGTCCGAGACAAGACGCTGACCGAAGCCCAAGGCGCGCGCGACGCCGCCATTGCCCAAGTGCAAGCCTACGGCGACATGTTGGGTTCAGCCAAAATGTTCTTCGCTGAAGGCAGCGACGGGTATCGCGCTCTCCAAGCTGCTGAAGCCGCATATCGAGTGTTTCAGTTTGCAATGTCCGTCCAAGCGATGGCGCAAGGCGCGGCCGAAACTAGCGCCCACGTAGCCCAAAGCGGAGTGAAGGCATCAGCTTCGACGGCGGCCGGCGCGGCGAAAATGTTCGAACAACTCGGCCCCTACGCGTTCCCCGTCGTCGCAGCGATGATCGCCTTGCTGGCGTCGCTGGGCCTCAAGGGCAAAGGTGGCGGTGGCGGATCGGCCTCACCCTCGCTCGACGGATCGGTCGCAAAATCTCAGGGCTACAGCCAGCAGGCGGACGCAACGCAGTCGGCCTTCGCCGCGTCGGTAGCCCAGAAGGTTGAAGTGCGTGTCACCGCCGATCGTGACGGCCTGAATGCCTATGTGGCGCAGACAGCGCGCGAGGAAGCCACGCCCCTGGTCATGCAGGGCATGGCGGCGGCCTCCGGCGCAACCCGAGCCCAGGTGATGTCGGACCTCGACAAGGGTCGCACCTATAGCCGAGGCGGATGATGTCGAAGCAGCTTCCGACCCCGCGCTTTATCAGCGCCGAGCCGACCATCGTGTCGTCCAGCATCGATCAGCGCAGCGCCACGGGATCAAATCGGCAGAAGGGACTGCGCAAAGGCAGCCACTACGCCTACGACATCGCCCTGGAGCCGATGAGCTACGCCGAGGCGCTGGATTGGCTGGACCTGCGGAACGAGGCCGACACGGTCATTCTGTCGATCCCACAGATGGGCCTGACAATAACGGGAGGGGGCAGTCCGCGCGTCCTCGGCGGCGGACAGGCTGGCACAAACCTGACTATTGATGGACTGGACGCAGGATATCTGATCCGCAAAGGCCAAGCGTTCAATCACTTGGGTAGTGATGGCGTTAGACGCATCTACATCGCCAGCGCAACGGTCGCCGCCAATGGTTTGGGCATCGTGACGGTGCCTCTTGAAACACTTTTGAATTGGCCGCCGCAGGATAACGACGTCATCGACTTCGCTGATGTGCGGATCGAGGGCTTCGCTAGCGTCGAGAAGGGCTCGTTTCTCCAAGACGGCAACGGCTGGCACCACATCCGCTTCATGGTCGAAGAGCCGGGCTGATGGATCCCGCCACCTCTGCCGCCTACAGCCAGCGGATATGGACGCGGGCCCTATTGGTGCGCCTGGACCTCCCCGGCGGCACCTACTGCCTGACCGATGGCGGCTTCGTCTTCTACGACGGCTTCTACTATCTCGGCGCGGAGCCAACGCTTGGACTGTTCCAAGGCGTCTCTGGCCTGACCAGCGGCATGGGCAACCAGACGACGCGCGTTGACCTGCGCGTCCTGCCCAAGAGCAACGCCGCGGCCTCGATCCTGGGGTCACCCAACACACAGGGCAGCCGGGTTCGCGTCTGGCGCGGCGCCATTGATCGGCACACCGGTTTGCTGGTCGGCGCACCTGTCCTCCGCTTCGACGGCGAGATCGATCAGCCTCGGTTCGCCATCAGCTCCGACCGATCGCTGACCATCGCCTGCGGCACTCAATCGGCTCGCCAGCTGGAAGAGAACGCCGACTGGCGCGCCAACCACAGCTTCCACACCACTCGGTGGCCCGGCGAGGCTGGAATGGTCCGCGTCGCCGGCATTTCGAAGATCACGCAAGATTTGGGGACGTGGCGCACATGATCGATGACCGCATCCGCCGCGCCGCCGCAGCCGAAGCCTGCTGGAAGCGCTTCTACGGCAAGGCCTACGACCCCGGCAAACGCGACTGCGTAAAGTTGGCGACCCATGCACTGATCAAGATGGGCCACGGCTCTGGCCCGATGAAGGGGCTCGTTTATGCGAGCGAAGCGAAGGGCCTGAAGCTACTTCGCAAGGCCGGCTTCAAATCGCTGCCCGAGGCGCTGGATGCTCGGGGCTTGCCGCGGATTGCTCCGGCCGCCGCCATGCAGGGTGACCTGATCGCACTCGATGCGGGCGAAGATAACCCCTTCGGCGCCGCGCTCACAGTCGCCATGGCTGATGGTGTCGTCCTCGGCTTCAGCGAGGGCATCTGCTCGACGTGGCGTCCCCTCGCCTATCAAGCGGCCTGGCGGCTGTAATGCCGGAGATCGCTGCCGCAGTTGTAACGGCTATCGCCTATGTCGGAACCGCGACCACGGCCGTCGTCGCCGGAACCGCGACCCTTGCCCAAATCGCGACGGTCGCAGCGGTTGGCATTGGGGCCGGTGTCGGGAGCATGGCCGCCGCCAAGGCGCTGACACCCGAGATCGGCAGCCAGGGCGCCGCCGTGCGCTGGGAAGCCAACCCCGACGCTCCGCTGCGCTTCGCCTTCGGTCGTGTCGGCGTGAAGGGCAACATCGTCGACGCGGCCATTTACGGCCCCGACCGGATGTACGTGTCGTTCGCCTGCACGGTCTCGGCGGCTGGACCCATCAAGCGCTTCGTCAGCTTCCGCGCCGGCGACTACTACATGTCGTTCGATGGCGCGGGCGCGGCGATCAACGAGCCCTATCGCGGCGAGATGTGGCTTTCGACCCGCCTGGGCACCCAGCCAGACACAGCCCTATCCCTTCCCTCAGGCCTCAAGAACGGCGTCAGCTTTCCCGGCTGGGACGCGACCCGGAAGATGTCGGGGTCGGCAGGGTATCTCGTCACCCTTGGCGAGAACTCCAAGCGATCGGCCTACGAGGGCAAAATCCCGGCCTTCGTGACCACGATCGAAGGCCTGTTCTGCTACGACCCGCGCCAGGATTCGACCTATCCGGGCGGCGCCGGCTCCTGCCGACTGAACGATCCCTCGACGTGGGTTTGGACGCAGAACCCCATCCTGTACGCCCTGAAGTGGGCGCTCGGTCTCTGGGAGGGACCGAACGGCAAGGGTGCGCCACAGGTCGACTATCAGGTCGGCGGCATCGGCGCGAAGGTCGAGAGCATCCGCCTGACGACCGTCGTAGAAGCTGCCAACATTGCGGACGCCAACGGCTGGACGTCTGCCGCCTGGCCCTCGACCGACGACGACAAGGCCCAGGTGCTGGACGGCTTCCTTAAGGCGGCCGGAGCCCGCTACGCCGAGATCGCCGGTCAGATCGCCTTCATCCACCGCGCCGCGCCGCGCGCGCCGGTGTTCACGGTCCGCGCCCGAGACACAGCCGGCCCGGTCGAGATCGACACCGCCTCGTCTAAACTCAACCGCTTTAACACCGTCAGACCTCGCTTCTGGTCCGAAGCCAACGAATGGGAAATGACGGCGCTGCCTGAGGTCACGGCGACCGAATGGCAGATCGAGGACGGGCAAGGCGTTGCGGTGAAGCGGACGCGCGGGGCCGACTACACCTTCGTGGTCGATCCGAAGCAAACCCGCGAGCTGGCCAGCCTTGAGATTTCGAACAGCCGGGAAGGCATCAGGGGCCGCGTGCCTTTGCGGCCCTACATGGACCCCGAGCCGGGCAACACCTTCATCTTCGATGAGCCCGACTTCGCCCTGTCGAACCTGAAGTGCTTCGTCCTGGACGTCGAAGACGACACCGAAAACGACACGGTCGTCGTCACTTTCGAAACAGAGACCGACGGCAAATATCCCTACGCCTACGGTCAGACCGGCAGCCCGCCGCCGGCTCAGGAACTCGACCCGCGCGACCCTTTCTACGTCACCCCGCCCGCGCCAGGCGACTGGACCGTGACGCCCCGCCCGCCGTCGCAGGGCGGCGCGCAGCAGCCCGGATTCGACTTGACGGGCTTCGTGTCGAACTCGACCGCCACGGCCATCATCGTCGAGACTGGACCGAGCGCGAACGGTCCATGGACACAGGCCTATCAGGGACCGCCAACGGTCACGAACATCCCGATTGACGGGCTGGAGTCCGGCGCGACCTATTACGTCGCGATCCAGTATCAGCGGAACCAGAACTATTCCGAGCGACACGTCTATGGGCCGTACACGGCCCCGGTGCTGGACCCCGGCCCAAATGCCCCGAGTATCGCCGCCGTTCGCGCGGACATCGAGGCGGCCTTCGGCGACATCTTGGATGTGTCTGACCTCATCAGTCAGACTCGGATTGAGCTGAACGCCGTTGATGCCGCTTTGTTGGGGGCGATTGAGGACACGAACGCTTCGCTCGGCGCTGCTTCGGCAAGTCTGCTTGAGGCTGACGAAGCTCTGTCTCTGGCGATCGGTGCAGTGGGCGACCGGGCTCAAGCGCTGGAACAGACAACGGCGAGCCTGGAGGCAAACAAGGCCAGCGTCACGTCGTTGAACGCACAGGTCGCGCGGATCGACAACGTCGAGGCGGTCAACGCCATGCAGGCGTTGGCCCTGGTTGATCTGGAAAACGGCAAGGTTGCGCTGAGCGAATACAATACGCTCAAGGGGGAGGTTCTCTCGGCGCGAGATGGCGCGCCGTCGCTGCTAGGCAAAATCCAGAGCCTGAAAGCGGTGGACTTGGACCTCGAAGCCAGGAAGGCCAGCGTCGCCTCGTTGAACGCCCTTGCCGCCCGCACGACGAACACCGAAGCCGACATCATCGATCTGGAGAACGCCCTAGCGACAGAGACGGGCGCGCGCGCCCAAGCGATCAGCCAGATAGCGGCGCGCCAGAACGTCAACCGCAACCTCCTCCCCGGAGGGAGCGGCGAGCGGGGCGTCGGGGGATGGATTGCGCCGGCCGGGTTCGGCGTGGTGGACAGCCCAGCGTTCGGAGGAACGATTTTCTACAAGAACTATACCGGTGCCGGTTCTGTCGATCAGACTTACGTCTCACCTCGGGTTCCAGTTGGTATAGCGCCCTTCATCACCATGTCTTGGCGCGGCGCCGCTACTGGCTTCAGCGGCGCGGGCAATCGCCAGATTGCTTACTTGGTCTTCTACGACGAGAGCGATGCCTACAAGGGAGAATCCCCTTTCCTTCCCCTCGCGGGAGGGACCGTAACGGCGGCTGTCCCGACCGGGGCGACGCGTGTCGCCTTCTTTGCCCATGTCCGGGGCGCAGCCTCTGCCGATTACGCGGAGATTCACTTCGAGCAGATCAAGATCGAGCCGGGTCAGGTCGCGACCATCTATTCGAACGATGCGCTTGAGAAAGTGCTGTCCGCTACCGTCACCGAACAGTCGCTCGCCATCATCGATCTGGAGAATAACCAGGCGCTGGCGAGTTTCCGTAAGATTGCGGAGGCTTCGGGCGGCGCCCCTGCCTATTATGAGTTCGTGTCGTCCAGCAGCGGCGGTTACGCGGCTATCGCGGGGCCGGTCGTGGCCCTGGTCAACACAGCGCCGGGTGGCGGCGCGCCGTTGGTCGCGCTGGAGGCCGCCAACGGCGAGGTTCGGGTGGCGCGTCGACTCTACGTTGGCAGCGGAGCGGGTCAGTTTCTGATCGATGCGCCAAACCAGATACAGACCCTGCGCGACGCCTCCGGAAACCTTCGCCTCGAACTTGGCCTGCTGCCCTGATGGCTGGCTACGGACTTCGGGTCTGGGACGCGTTGGGCCGAAAGATATTCGATACGACGACGCGCACCGGTCGGGCTTTCGGTTCCGTCGTCCTAGCTCCCGGTCAAAGCGCCACACGAGATTTGCCGGTGACGCCCGGCAAGACCCCTTGGGTTATCGCCTACGCCTCCGGCGGCATCGTGGCCCTCTATGACTTCCCAACCGCTTCGACGGTCGAGTTCTCGACTGGAGGAAGCGCGGGGCAGGTGATCTTCTTCTATGGAGAGCGCTAGTTGACGTATGGCCTGCGCGTATTCGGCGGCGATGGTCGCGAACAGATTGACAGCCGCAAATCCGCCTTCGCCCTGGGGGTCGTGCGGCGGCAGACAGCTTCCGCAATCGGCATCTTCCCCTTCGTTGATCCGCAGGCGGCGCGCTATTTCGACATCACGCATGAAGGCGAGTGCCCGATGGTCGCGCTGATCATCCCGCCTCCGCTTTCGGGTGGCGTTTTGACCGCGACGCGATCCGGAACGACCTGGACGATCCGGGTGATGATCTGCGCGAACACAGCGAGCGCCAATCCCGGCACGCCGACGACGCCCTTCACCTACATCCTTCTGGATCGGGTCAAGCCGGTGCGCGGCGGATATGGGATGAACGTATTCGATGCGCTTGGAAATCTGGTGTTTTCGACCCTGACGAAGACGCTGGAGGTGATCGGTGGGGCTGGCGCGGCAATGCCGACCACTAACCTTGCGGTCGTTTATACCGCCGCGCTGCGGGTCGAGTCCGAGACCGTCACCGACGAAGGCGCAGGCCTCATCTACACCGATTGGCGGCTCTACTTTGCGGGCGCCACGCGGAACGGCAATCAAATCGACTTCCGAGAGAACATCGTCGGCGCGGACCGGATCGAGGGCGGTTCAGGCGTGCCTTCAGCCGGATCTGGTCTGAACGGATGGGGCGCGTTCTCCGATCTACTAGTCATTGATCCCACCAACTATTGAGCGAAGGCGACATCCCGTGACCGACAAAACTGATGCTGAAAAACTAGCAGAGGCTGAAGCCATGATGGCGGAAGCCGCTGCTCTGGCTAAAGCGGCTCGCCTGCCGTCGGCACAGGCCGCCGTGGACCTGCTGGCCGGGACGAAGGGGCAAGCCTTCCTGGCTCAGCTCAAGGCCGCCGTGGAGGCCAACGCCGACGACCTGGCCCGCCCTCTGGGTCAGCCGGGCGCAGAAGGCACAAAACAGATGCTTCAGCGCATCGTCGTTTCGTTCGAAGGCGGATTGATCGCGGCTCAGGCCCGCGTCAGCTCCTTGCAGCCCGCTTCGCCTTCCGACGATGCCCAGCCAAGCCCGGTCACACCGGCTGAGACTTAAAGGTCTTTTGCTGGGCCGCCCGGCTCATCCGGCTCCCCGTCACGGTCTTTGTCCGTGAAATGGTCAGGCCGATACGAACCATTGAACCGGGCTGAAACGGCGAACAGAACGCCCGCAAGAATGACGGCGCCGATGATGAGCAGGATCGTGTTCATAGTCCCGCAACGCGCCGATGTGCGCTCGGTTCTGCCCTGACCCTCACAAGCCGCCCAACGGCTGTTCCACCACGGCCTGACATCTGGAGACCTCCATGGCTCGTTTCATCCGCTGGGTGGCGGAACCCTTCACCGTGTTCGGGATCGGCGCGCTGCTGAACCTGATCCTGAGCGCAGCGGCCTATGCCGGCGTCATCGGGGCGGACCGGATCGACCCGGACTGGATTTTTCTCGCGGGCGCGGCGGGCGGCATCGTGTCCGCCCTCGTCCACGTCGGCGTGGTCTCGCTGGGGTCCGAACCGGCGACCTCGCGCGAGATCATGCGCGCGGTGATCGAGGGTGTGTTCGCCGTCGTCGTCGGCGCGCTGGTCGCCCGGTTCTGGGCCGCGCCCATCGCCCTGCGACTGGCGCCTGACATCAACCCGTCGGACCTGAGAGCCATCGGCTTCGGGATCGGCATGGGGGCGTGGCGCTTCGCGCCTGGTCTGTTTGGGGCCGTCAAACTGCTGTCCAACCCCGCCACCCTTCGCGATCTGGCCCTGCGCTGGTTGGGCGGCACGAGGGCCAACCCATGACCCCTGTCGATATCGTCACCGTCATCGCCGCCGGGCTGGTCGGCCTGACCGTTCTCGCCCGAGCGGAGTTGGTTTCGCCGCGCGTTCGCAGTTCCTACGCCAGCAACGGGTTCGTGCGGTTCGGCATGGACGCCGTCGCCTTGGTGACGGTGTTCGTCATCTTCGAGGTCGTTGGCGGCGCGCATGTGCCCGACGCCGTCGCCTGGTTCTTCGTCGTCGCCGCCCTGACCTCGACCGCCATGCTGGTCAGCATGTTCGTCCACGATGGGCGCGAGGTGCTGGAGGTGCGCCGGGCGGAGACACGGGCCGCCGACGTTCAGGACATGAAAGAGGCGGTGGCGGAGACGATCCCGCCGGTCGTGGAGCGCTCTCTGGAAAAGGTGGTCACGGGTTTCGCCGAACCTGCGCCCGATTACGACCGGCTGATCCGCATCGACCCGGTCCCGCCTGCCTCGCCGCCCGCCGACTGACGAACCGGGTTCGCGTCAGGGCCAAATCGCGCGCAGCAGGCCCCATGCCGCCACGGCGACATTCGCGACCAGCACAACGATGAAGGCGGCCTCCAGCAGCCGCCCCGACCCACGTTTTCGGTTGCCTCTCATGGCGGCCAGCTAACCCCAAAAATCTGGAGACTGACCATGGGCCTGATACCAGCTGACAGGTTCCGCACGTTTGCGCCTCGGGCGACGGCGGGCACGCGCGAGGCACTGGAGGCGGCAGCGGCCGCACACGGCTTCTCCGGCCTGGTTTTGGCCCACTGGCTGGGTCAGATGTTCGTCGAAAGCGCCGGGTTCACGACCCGCGAAGAGAACCTCAACTATTCGGTCGACGGCCTGCTGAAAATGTTCGGCCGGCACCGGATCAGCGAGGCCGATGCCCGTAAGTTCGGCCGCGCACCCGGTAGGCCGGCCCACCAGAACGCGATCGCCAATATCATCTACGGAGGCGAGTGGGGCCGAAAGAACCTGGGCAACACAGAGCCCGGCGACGGCTGGCGGTTCAGGGGCGGCGGCGAGAAACAAATCACCGGCCGGGCCAACTACCGCGAAGCCGGTCATGAGCACGATCCCGAGACCTTGCGCACCGATCCTGTCGCGTCCGCCAAAGCCGCCGCCAACTTCTTCGTCAAGCACGGCTGCATCGCCCCCGCGGCGCGCGACGACGTGAAGGGCGTGACTTTGAAGGTCAACGGCGGCGTCAACGGGCTGGACGCGCGGATTGCGGCGACGGCAGCCGCCAAAAAGGTCGTGGGCCTGTGACCGCCCTCGCCTTCCTTCGCTCCATGCCGCGCCTGCTCAGCCCGACTGGCTGGCTGATCGTCGCTATCATCGCCGCCTTCATCCTCACCGGCGCCTATTGCTCTCACAGGGGCGCAAAGGGCGAGCGGGACCGTCAGGCGGCACAGATCCAGAAGACCGAGGCGAAGGCCGCCAGCGCGCGGGAAATCGCTGCCGGCGAGGCCTCAGTCGAAACCCCCATCATCAACACCCGCGAAAAGGATCTATCCGATGCGGTCAACTCGCTCCCTGATGCTGTCCCTAGCGCTCGCCGCGTTCGTCTTGCCTGCGAGCGGTTGCGCCACCAGGGGAACACCCGTCTTCCCGCCGAGTGCGGACCTGCAGGTTGAGCCGAAGCCGGTTCTAGCGCCCGAGGCGATCTATTCGGAAGCTGCGCTCGACGCCTACGACATCGCCATAGAGGCGCGAGGCGATCGGCTGGCGGCCCAAGTTGGGCGTCTCTGCCGGTTCTTCGACACCATGGGGATGCGAGGGCTGGACTGTCCGCCGCCGCCCCGACCGGGCTAGAGGAAGCGGTCTCGGCGCGTCAACATCTTTAGGAGACTGTCAGCACCGATCAGAAGGTTGGCTAGGATGGTCATGACGAACCAACGTGGGGTCTGACCTGCCGTTCCGCTATGTCCAGCGTCGAGCCTCGGCTCCGCTATTGAGGCCGCTCCGGGAGACCGGGGCGGCTTTCTTGCATTCAGAACCCGAAATAGATCGCGCGCGCCTTGTCCATTTCCTCGGGGTTCTTCTCCTCCAAGGCTCTGAACGCGGTGAGCGCGTGTCGGAAGGACGGGCCGTTCTTTTGCTCGATGGCACGATAGTACTGGCGCAGAAGTTCGACTCCCGCTTTGATAACGGGGTCGCTGGTCATGGGGCGCGAAGCTCGATGTCTAGCGCCTCACCCCGTGCCAAACGCTGCATCGTGCGGGGGTTAAAGCCGTCTTCATCTGGGCGGATCGCCGCTATCGCCTCCAGCGTCATTTGTGCCCTCCCAAGCTTCAAAACGGCAGCATCATGCGCCGCCTGAAGGTCGGAGGCCCGTTTCTCGGATTCTACTGACACAACGCAGGCGCTGTGCGGGTCGCCAATGGCGAGCGGGCAAACCTTGGCGTCCGCTTCCTCCGCATCACGCAAAGCCCGGCTGGCGGTGTATCGCAGCCCGTGGATGGCGCCGACCACATCGTAGAGGTCAGCAAGGGGGACATACACCTCGCGTCCGCGCACCAGACGAGACGCCGCCATAGACTGGTCGATGATCGTCTCGATGCGCTGTTCAATGGGACGTAGATCGTTCGAAACGCTCATGGTCATTCCTCCTCATCAGCGGCTATGACCTCGGGCCATTCCGCTCGGATGGTGTCTA